GTCTATTAAATAACGTCTTAAGTATACAGGCATTTGAAGAAAGTCCGTGTAAGACACTCCTATGTGTTTACTACAGACATAATATTCCCAAGATTGGGTTTCTCGATAACTAGAAGAAAGCGCGAAAAAACTCAACCCCAAAGACTATATTCACATATGTCTCTTTTCCTGATGGGGCGATTACTTTTTTGGTTAAGTCTAACGTAGGTTCATTCTCATCAATGAATTTTCTAATGTATTTTGCGTCAGATATTGGTAGAGAATCAATTGTTTGTGAAATATAACTCCTATCAGAATTACCTTCGATATCAACAATCATTTTTGATAATTTCCAAGTCGCTTTAGGAGCAATTCTACCTGTTGGATACGATTCCGCTTGATTGTCTAAATCATTTAATTCACCAAAAGATAAAGGTTTTAATTTAACATTTAAATTAGATTTTGGTAATGTTGTAGAAAAAGTACCATCTTCATTAGGTGCAACTTTACATTCTTTAATATGTAATTCGTCAAGTAAAATAGTTGTTTCAAACTGTTTACCTGTTTCAGGGTCAGAAACATTAAATGAATATTCAGGTCCAAAAGCGGTGTTTCTTAAAAATATTAATATCGCTTGAATATCTCCTTGAAGTAATTCATCTGGTTTAATTTCAGGTTCGTAAATTTTATTACGTAATAATGTCATAATTAACCCATCTTTACCGTAATCACCTCCAGCCATTAGCAAATTTTCGTCCGCAGCCGTAAGATAACCTACTTTGATAGATTTCTTTTTTGATTTATAAAAAACCCCATTTGAAGGTAGTTTTACCACATCGTGTGGTAATGAAAAGTTCTGTTGTCCATATTGTGATGATGTATCCATATAAAAAAAATTAACCGTAGAGATTTTATAGTGTCCCTACGGTTAAATATAGTTAAAGTATTTTTTTTATCAATAGTAAAAATAAATATACTAGTAAACTAATATACATCTGTCCATTCTTAAAGACGCTGTAATCGTCGCAATACCATCTTGACCATAACCTAACTCCCCAAAGTTTACGTCAGTTAAAAAAGTTCCTTCTAAAATCCATTTCTCAACAACAACACCTGTTGGGTCTAACATCTCAAGGTCAACATTCTTTTTGTAACCCGCAGCGTAACCCATACGACCTGTTACAGACTCCGCACATAAACGTACCCACTCCATCAAGGCTTGTGATGCTGAAGGTCCGATAGGGTCACGGAATTTAACAGGGATTGTTGCCCAAGTAAATCTACCTGCAACATAAGTTGATGTGTTTAAGAATGGAATCTCCACAGGGTTAACAGTAATATTTGGTCTTGCCGTTGATTCTACGAACCACTCGTTAATTCCCAATGTAGTAGGGAAACGAAGAATGAACCTGTTCTGTCTTTTAGGTTCATAAGGTATCGGCATTTTCATTAATAAATCAGCCATTTCAGTTGTTTTTTGTTTTTCTTATTTTTTGTTTATGTTTGTTTATAAATATCTCCAAATAAATTTTTTGTATTTACTTTTGGATTTTAAAAAATTATCATTTGCATATAAGTATCTAGTTTTCTAGTTTTGTAATTTCTTAACTCCTCCTGCTGTAGAATAAGTTTTTAAAATATTATCTGGTTCCTGGTCAAAATGAGATTTTACTTTCTCTACGTTTCTAGGGTCATCATCAGAAAAACCAATACTAGGTATTACAAAATTATTTGATACTTTATTCTTTAAGTAAGCTTTTTTATGAATATGTTGAGATAAGTCTCTTACATATTGAATAAATTCTTTTAGAGCTTTAATTTTTCCTTCTTCGGGATTAGTCGCGGAACCTTCACCATAACTTACAGGGTAAAATTTACACATATCTAAATATTCACGAATCATGTCTTTCTTTGAAAGTTGCTCTTCATCAGCAAGGTCTCTGTATTTCTCTAAATTTTTAACTAATTCGTTTGAGTCAATACCATTATGGTTTGATACAATATAATTATAACATGCTTCTTTTAAAGTGTTTGGGTGGTGACCTCTTGCGGTCACGATTGAAAAGATTGACCCGTTGTTGATTGCCTCTACGAAGTCATCCCATGCAGGACCTGGTTTAGCAGTCATTGAATCAACAATAAATTGTTTATCACCTAAGGTTCTGAAATATCGAAATGCGTCTTCAGCAAATCCTGTAATTGTGTGTCCTTCATATTCGAAAGGTTCTTTACCAATCTCAGTTCTATATTCCGCAAAGTCTTCAGTTGACATACCAACCTCATCACCATTTTCATCAACCAACATAATCTTTGTTGGCATAACCGCGATATTGTCGTCCCAGTCAAAAGCGTAGTATTTCATGTCAGGTGTTCCTGATTCATCAAATCCTTCCTTAACTATTCTTCTTATATTCATATTTTATTTGTTAGGCTAAAAAGTGGGGCTTTTGACCCCACTTTGTTTTATAATTATTAGATGTTCTCGAAAGATGCTCCTGTCGGAGTGATGTAGAACGTGATGTCGATGAACTCAAGTGAACGAGTTGGTTTGATATAAATCTTACCTGTCATTTGGTTTCTATCTAAGTCAGCCACGTCTGAAGAAACTGTTACACGGAAGTCGTATAAACCACGGTCTCTTCTGATTGCATCTAAGATAGGATTCACCGCATCTAAGAAGTCTTGTCTTACTTTAGCATCGTTTTGTTCGAATAATAATCTTACCGAAACAGCTGAAATCAACTTACGAGCTTGTAGTAATAATCTTCTTACGTTAATTCTGTCAAGAGCAGATTGTCTAATTTGTAAAGTTTTGTTACCCCAAATTACTGTACCAACATCAGAGAAGGTTGCAATTGGGTTAATTCTACCTTGATACAATACGTCTCTATCTTCTTGAGTCAACTTCTTACGTGCTTTAACTGCGTTTACAATACCACGAGTGTAACCTGCAGTTGCAAACCATGGGTAAGCGATGTTATCGGTTAATGCTAAGTTTCTTGTTACTTCAGCCGTTGCCGGAATGTAAAGTTGTGTGTTGTTTACACTATCACGAGTTAATACCCAAGGGTAATAAGTTGCTGTGTAGTTAGAGTCGATACCCGTGTTATCCAAGTTGTCAACTGCCTCTTGAGGATAGATAAAGTCTTGAGGGTTAGTACTTGTAGGTACATACATATTATAGTCAGGTGTTGTACATACATAAAGTGAGTCAGCTCTTTGAGTTTCAATCATGTCGATTGCTTCCTCAACTAAGTTTGAGTTATTTACGTAGTCAATACCAGGTGTTACAAACACGTTGATGTTAACCGCTTCAGGGTTAGAGAATGTTTGTTGACCTAATAAGTACGCGTAGTAGTCAGTGTTTGCAAATGTTTGGGTAGCGTCACCAACAGTAATTTGTTTGAATGCTCCCCATCCTGTAGCTGTTGGGTATTTGATTGAAGGACAAGCACCTCTTAAGTAACCAGCTCTACCGACTGCGAATCTATCAGTGTTGGTTCTAAATTCTCTGTAGATATCCCATCCGTCAAAACCACCTTGTGCTAATACTGAGAACTTACGAGCGTAAATTCTGTAGTATGGATTAACCGCGTCTTCAGGGTCTTGGGTGAATGGTGCATCACCACAAACGAATGCTGGTGTACCACTTGTTACGAACACATCAGGGATTGTAATAGCACTTGCGTTGATATCCATGTGGAAACCTTTACTTCTCCAGTTCCAAAGCTCTCCTGTTGTGTCAGTACAAATATCTAACGGTAATTGTTTACCTTTATAAGAGTAGTAGTCAACGTCAATACCGATAGTGTCAGAAATACCTAAGTAAGTTCTACGTACATTATCACCGTTACTTCTAGTAACATCGTCAGCACCTGAAGCTAAACCGAATGGTGGGTTATAAACAACTTCACCAGGGAAGTCGTATTTATTTTTAATGATTGGGAACGGAGGTTTAACACCTGCGTACTCTCTGAAATTGAATCCGTCAAAACCACAAGGTAATGCGTCAATAGGAGCGTCTTCGTTCATCTCAACCATAATGTATTTAGAGTTCAATAAGTACTCACCATCAACAGTACCAATTTTTTGTGCGATGAATGAATTTTCCATCGGGTTCATAGTACAGTTTGTGAATTTCTCTAAAACAACAGGGTTCGCATCAGTGTCAAAGAAGTCACGAACTAAGATATCGAATGTACCATTGTTAAATGACATGTTAGCCATTGAAATTTTAACTAACGTGTTAGCCGCGTCACCATCAGATATTAATCTGAACTTGAATAAGTTGTAAACTTTATTACCACGTAATTCAGAAACAATCCAAGGGGTTTCAGGTGACTGATATTGTTCTAAGTAGAATGCAATTGATGTTGGGTCACTACCTTGTCTTGCGTCAGGTAATGCGGTTAAGTCACAACTTAAACCTCTAACATAACCTTTTCTCCAACCATAGTTTAACATTGCTTGGAATCTTTCCTCAACAAATAACGGAACAACAGTTCTTGGTTTTGCGAAGTTAGATGAACCAAACACTTTAGGTAGATATTGTGTGTCTGAATTTTGGAATGATGTCTCAAAGAAGAATTGTTTACCATTTTTGTTTGTAACATTTAATCCGAATGTTGAGAATGGGTTTTTAGTTACACCTGAGTATTGACCTGTACAGTCCATAGTAACATCAGTTAAACCTGACA